CGGTAGCGCTGACGCCGACGGAGCTCACGCAGTCCTATCCCGTCGTCAGGCAGATCGCGTCGTCGTCTGACCTCACGCTCGAAGAGGCTATCCAAGCAAGCTGGCGCATGGTCATGGTCCCGGCGCTCGCGGCTCGCGGCATCCTCGATGAGGACGTCTTGACCGATGACGTGCTTGTCCCGATGCACGCATCGGCGACGGTGCTGCATCTCGCGAGGCAGTGGCCTGCGGCGCCCGCTGAGTTTGTTGAGCGCTTGTCGACGTCATACGAGCAAACCAAGCAGACGACGTGGGACCGGATCGACCTCATCACACGCTCGCAAGAAGAAGAGACTCCCGACGTGCCGACGCCGGGTAGCCAGACGACGCGCTACATGAGGCTGTCGCGGTGACGTGGCGTGACGCTCGCCGCGCTCTCGTGTCGATCCCCTCGACGGTGACGCCGTCGGTGGTCGGGCGAGGCCTGCCCAACAGATACACCCACGACGTCACAGGACACGACGAGACGGTGGGCACGCAGTCTCGCCGATGGTGGGGCCGAGTCCTCTCCGGCGCGGCTGAGGGGCCATACCAGACGCAGCAAACGCGGCACCGGCTGACATGGGAGGTCGTCGTCGAGTACGTCGACAGCCTCGGTGATACCGCGTCGATTGACGAGGCCATCCCCACAGACGCGGCGCAGCTCGCGACCGCTTTCGCGAGTGGCGCAAATTGGGATCGGGCGTCGTCGGGCATCGTGGCGGTGACGCCAGCGGGCACCGACGTAGCGCCCTACACTGTGGAGCAGGTGAGCGGAGCTCGCCGACTGCGGATGACTCTTGAGGTGAGGTACAGCACATGACCGACGTCGCCAGACTCTCGACGCTGCGCTACGCGCTGCATTCCAACAACGCCACTTTCAGCGGCACGCCTGGCACGCTGTTCCCGCTTCGTCTCACCGACGACGGCGCATCGTTCTTGCCACGCAATCGCACGCCGATCCCGCGCCCGCTGCGATCGCTCTCGGGCCGGCGCTACTCGCATATCCGCGGCGTCCAAGACCTCGCCGACATCACCGTGGCGACGGAGATGCGCGGGGTCAACAGCAACACGGGCGCGGCCGTCACCGACTGGGAGGCGAAGATGGAGCAAGGCTACTTGCTCGCCTCGCTCTTCGGTGCGGTGGCTCCCGCGACGACAGGCGTTGCGCCGACGGTGGCAGCATCGGGTCACACGCCAGCGTCCGGCATCGTCGCCGTCGTCGGAACCACGACGGCCAATGGACAGGTCATCGCGTTTTCGTCGTCGGCCGGCCTTCAGGTCGGCCGCATCGCTAGCGGCGGTGGCACTACGACGCTGACGCTCGATCATCCCTACAGCGGCACACCGACGACGTCGGCGACGGTGTTCCGGATGGGCGTCTACAGCGTCAACGACGCCGTCACTCACCACGTGCATGCGTTCTTCGCCGCTGAGGGCGAGGATTGGCGACGCGACTACTTCGGCTGCATGCCGATGAGCATGAGCCTCGCAATGCCCAACGCTGGCCTGGTGACGATGTCGTCGGTGTTCTCGCCGACGTCGTTTGCCCATCTCGCTGAGGCCAACCCGGCGCACGCTGAGCCGACGAGCGGTAATCCCATCGTCGTCGACGCATGCCGCATGTGGTTTGCTGGTCATGACGTCATCGCGCGCGACATCACGATCAACTACTCCGCTTCGACGACGCCGCGTGTTGCGTCGACGCGCACCAACGGGCGCCTTGGTGGCGTGTCGTCGACCGGCGACGGTAAGACGTTCACGGTGGAGTTCAGCGTCTACCTCGGCGACGGCAACATAGCCGGCGAAGTGCGGGACAGCACTGGCTCGCCGACGCTCAATGAGCTCATCGGCGACAGCTCATCCAGCGGCCAACCATCGACGACGCGCAAGGTCTCGCTCCAAGTCGGCAGCGAAGTCGGCGCGGTCGTCTATGCCTACCTGCCCGAGGCCGACTGTGTGGTCACCACGCAGCACACCGACGGGCTTACTGTTGCTCGCGTCGTCGCCACTGGTACCGGCGCTCTTCCTGCTATCCTCGCTGTTGGGTGATCACATGACCGTCCGAATCGCAAACACCGTCCGCAATTCTCGCATCGACGAAATCCGTATCGCCGTCGACGCTGGCGCAGGCGCTGGTCTTCTCCGTATCTACAGCGGCACCAAGCCCGCCAAGGGCGGCACGCCCGCGGGTACTTTGCTCGCTGAGCTCACATGCGCCGATCCTTGCGGGTCGTCGTCGTCGGGCGTGCTCACGTTCACGACGCCTTTCTCCGACACGTCGGCGAACGCAACGGGCACCGCCGCGTTTTTCTATCTCGTCGACTCGACGGGCGCTTTCGTCTGCGACGGCGACTGCGGCACGAGCGGGTCTGACCTCAACTTGACGACGCTGTCGATCGTGTCGGGTCAACCCGTGCAGGTGACGTCGCTGACGATCACCGACGGAAACAACTGAGGTGAGTCATGCCGGATAACGTCGGATACACACCGGGGTCGGGCGCTACCATTGCTGCCGACGACGTCGGCGGCGCGCTCCTTCAGCGCGTCAAGATCGTGCAGGGCGTCGACGGCGTCAACGATGGCGATGTCGCGGCGAGCAATCCGATGCCAGTACAAGAGGTGTCGGGCGCGACGTCGCTCCTTCGACGCATCCTCGAGCGCCTCATGTCGCCCGCCGGATTCGACATGTCATTGGACCGCTCGCGTGTGACGGCCGTGCTTGAGAGTGGCACGGTGACGACGGTATCGACGGTATCGACGGTAACGACGGTAACGACAGTGACCGGCTTGACCAACATCGACGGCCGAAGCGGCGCGATGCTTATCGACCAAACTAATCTGAGCGCGTGGGCTGATTGTGTCCGCGCCCGCATCACCTGACGACGACGAGGATCCATCATGGCAAACACCTTCAAGAAAGTGCTCGACCGCATGATGTGGGCGCAAGTGGCGCCCGCACCAAACGCACATGCTGCGGGAACCTCAATGTGTTCCGACCTCCGCAGCGACGTCAGCCGCAATCCGTTTGCTTACAATTTGGTGTCGACTACAGTTCTTAACAGATTCAACATCATCACCAAATCATGGCAGCTCGCGGTGTCTTCTGGTGTTTCAGCGGTTGCCGCTTCGTCGTCGTGCTGCTTTGTGCCGTCGTTTGGTGCGGTCGGCACGATCGCAGCGGGCGCTACGACGACGAGCGTCGTTATCTCGACGGCGCTTCCCGGATCGGTCGGCGTCAACATGCTCGCGAATCGTGGCGGCTCTGGCGATCTCGGCTTCAAGATCCGGATCATCGATACGACGGCGGGCAAAACAGAAGAACGATTTATCATCGGAAACACAAGCGGAACGACGCCGACTATCACCGTCGACAACGCCTTTACTTTCACGCCAGCGACGGGAGCGCGATATGAGATCCTCGGCGGTCGCGTAATCATGCTCGGCTCTGGTGCACCTGCTGCGGCGTCGTGGCGTTCGTTCGAGGTCGCGACGAACACGCTCGCGAATTTGTCAAACACCAATCTTCCGACGATGGCCACAGACTCGGCGCTGATGGTCCTCGACGAACAGTACACGCCCTACGATTGCGAGCCCGGCGAGGGCATGATCAAAGGCTCATTCGAGTACGACAATAATCTCGTGAGCCGCAAGGCACTGTCAGCGACGGCCGCCGCAGCGTCGACGATCACGGGGCAAGCGACAGGCGGTGACGCCGTCGTCGCAGCCAATGAGTTTCGCAATTTCCAAATCCGCATCGTGCAAGACGCGACGACGCCAGCGGCTGTCGGTCAACGACGAATCATCGCATCACACACCGCAGGACCGTCGGCGGTCTACACGCTCGGCACCGCATGGGCTACGACTCCGTCAACGTCGGCGAAGTTTGTAATCGAACTGCCGAATCAGATCGTGCTGCGCACCGCTGCCAACACGACGACGTACACGTACAACTACAGCGACGCTACGCAGAATAACGGCACCAACTCAATCGCCGCAAACGCATGGTCGACGACGTACTTTGGCGCAGCTCCAGCCGCAAACGGCATCGGATGTCTGTGGGCGCCGTCTTTTGGTATCCGGCCCGATCCAGCGCGCAATGCGCGACACTCGCATTGCTTCTTCTTCAGAGGTGGCGCTGTTACGCTCGATCTCCTCGACATCGCTGGCGGCACAACCGGCGCGTGGACTGGCGCGATCACATACGACGGTGGCAACAACGTTTTTGGTGCAGGCACAACCGGGTGCCATTCGCCCTTCGCTCAAGAAGGCCGTTTCACTTACGTCAACGTGTACGTCGCTTCGCAGATCAACCAGATATATCGATTCGACGCAAAAAACCGCGTCTTCAGCCCCTACACACCGACGGGATTTATCCAGGCCGGTACAGCGGCACAGGGCGGGCGCATGGCCGCATACTGCGCCATCGATGGGACGGACAAGTACGACGTCGTGTTGCTGCAAGCGCACCTTTCGACCATCTCGCAAGAACTCATTCCACTTGTGTGAGGTGTCACCGTGTCCATCGCAGAATTGATAGACCTAGTCAGACGCAAACTCACCTCGCTGAACGGTGCGCGCTCTCACGCGTACCTCGTCGGCGACGGTGAGACCGTCGTCGACCTCGACGCCAAGATCCAAGAGACCCAGACCACGCTTGACCAATTGCTGACGCTGGTGTGACGACGTGCTGCTGACGCTGCTCTCAGGCGCAAGCTTCGTCGGCGTGAGTGCCTCGGGCACCATCACGCTCGACGACGTCATCGCCTCAGGCAGCGGACAGCAGACACACATCGCCACGGGCGGCATCACGCTCGATGACGTCACAGTAGCTGGCGTCGGAGATACCGGCTCAGTCGACGGCACGGGCGCGATCACGCTCGACGATGTCACCGTAGCCGGCACCGGTACGTCAACGATCGTCGGCACCGCTGGCATCACCCTCGACGATGTCACCTTCGCCGGGTCGGGCGACGTCGGCTCCGCATCGGTCGACGGCACTGGCGCTATCACGCTCGATGCCGTTACGGTGGCCGGTAGCGGGTCGCCGGTCATCGACGCCAGCGGGGCCATCACCCTCGACAGCGTCACCGTTGCAGGCGCGGGCTCACCCGTCGTCGCCGCATCTGGCGCGGTCACCCTCGACGATGTCGCGGCGCTCGGCTCAGGCCAGCAGACGCACGTCGCCAGCGGCGCGATCGTGCTCGACGATGTCGGATTCGTCGGCGTCGTCACCACGCCAGCGACGACGGGGACGGGCGCTATCACCCTCGACGACGTCGGCATCTGGGCGACCAA